TAATACGTGGACAGAGGTTGATGCAGCATAAAAAAGATGTTGCTAGGATAACAAAAAAAGATATATTTTAGAGAGGTTTAAACATGGCAAGTACATATTCAGATAGACTTAAACTAGAACTCATGGCTACTGGCGCTAATGCCAATACATGGGGCACTAATACCAACAACAATTTAGACGTAATTGATGCTTTTTCAGCAGGTTATTTATCCAAATCTGTTGCGGGTTCTGCAAATATCACATTAACTACTGCTAATGCTTCGGATACTGCTGAAGCTTCTAACAAAGTAATTGAACTTACAGGCGCTTTAACAGGAGATATTGTCGTATTTATTCCTGCCGTTGAAAGTAACTATACCTTTTTCAATAACACAACAGGTTCTCAAACATTAACTATTGCAGCTACAGGTCACACAGCTAATGGTACTTTAATTACACAAGGAGCTAAAACTACTGTTTATTGTGATGGTGCATCAAACTACAATGTAGAAATTTTATCATCAACTGATGCCGCAGCCTTAGATTCAGGAACTTTAGCTGATGCAAGATTTCCTGCGACTCTTCCAGCGATTAGTGGTGCTAACTTAACAAATTTAGATGCAGATGATTTAGCTTCAGGCACAGTTCCTGACGCAAGATTCCCTGCAACCTTACCACAAACAAGTGGTGCAAATCTTACTAACTTAAACGCTTCAAATGTTTCTTCTGGTACTTTATCAAACGATAGATTAGATACTGTACCTACAACAAAAGGTGGTACAGGATTAACTTCAATTGGAACCGCAGGTCAGGTTCTTACCGTTAACGCACCAGGTGCGGCTCTTGAATTTGCTGATGCCGCAGGTGGTGGAGTAGGAAGCACTACTACCACAACCTATAATTCTAGCTCTAGCTTTAACGCTCCTGCCGATATTCAGTTTTACGCTGTAAAAACTATTGGAGGTGGCGGAGGCGGAGGAGGTGGCGGAGATAATGGCTACACCGCTACTTCACCAGGTGGTACAGGAGGTTCTACTGCTTTTGGAAACGTCATAACTTCTTCAGGTGGAAGTGGTGGGCGTTCAGCGGGATATCAAGGATCTACAGGAGGTGGCTCAGGTGGAGCTGCTAACTCTAATGTAGGTGGAGCGGTAGCTGTAGGTAATCCTGGTAATAGTGGAAGTAACAATGGACCTGCTGGATCAGGTGGATTCTCCGTATTTAGCGCTAACAAAGGCAGAGGTGGAAGTGGAGGAGCAGGATCAAACAGAAATAACCGTGTTGGAGGCGGTGGCGGTGGAGGCGGTGGATCCGTTTATGCTATCGTCGGACCAGATCAAGTATCAAATCCAATATCTGTAAACGTAGGTAGTGGTGGAAATGGAGCTCCAGGAAACAATCAAATTTCAGGAGGCAACGGTAGTGCAGGACAAGCGGGCGAAGCAGTGGTGGTGCAATATTTATCATGAGTAAATTTGTTTTAGTAGATTTAAAAAGCTATGTTTCTGAAGTAGAAGACACAGCAGTAGATTCACAAAATTGGATAGAAGTTTCAAACGACAGTGTAGCACGAGGTTGGTATTATCAATCTGATGGAACAGTGGTAGAGCAAAAACCTATAACAATAGATGAAATGCGAGAGCTGAGAAACAAAGAACTTCAACGAACCGACTGGATGGTTGCAGAAGACAGCCCTTATCAAGCAACAGGGCAAGAGACTAATCTTACAAACATTAAAACTTATCGACAGGCTTTAAGAGACTTACCAGATCCAAGCGCTTCTTACACAGAAGAAAATATTCAGTGGCCTACTCTAAATATAACGTAGATTTTATTTTATTTTTAAGTATTATCTGTAATCAGAAATGATTTTTTCAGAGATGTATGTTCACGCTAGTGAAGCTTTACCTACTCATGTTTGTGACGACATTGTAAATCTTGCAAAACAGTATCAAACACAAGAAGCTGTTGTTAGTCACGGTAAAGATACTGAGATTAGAAACTCTAGAGTTTTATGGTTAAAAGAGCCATGGATTTTTGATTGGATAGATGGATTGATTCATCAAATAAACTCTCAATACAATTGGGATATACATATCTCTGGAAGAGAAGATGCTCAGTTTACTGTATACAAAGAAAATCAGTTTTATGGATGGCATCAAGATTCTAACTTTGTTAAAGAGGGAGAAGAAAGAAAAATTTCAGTAGTAGTTCCTCTTTGCGAATCAGATGAGTATGAAGGTGGAGATTTACAGTTTTACGATCATTTATCTAAGCCTAGTTCAAAAAAAGAAAAAATATTAACTGATGAAAATTTTAGAAAAAAAGGAAGTGCAGTTATATTTCCTAGTTTTACATATCATCAAGTAACAAAAGTAACGAAGGGGCAAAGACTGTCTTTAGTTATTTGGTATAGAGGAGAAAGATTTAGATGAGTACAATATTTGAAAAAAATAATTATGTTGTTGTTGAAGAGGCTGTTTCTAAAGAAATTGCAGAATTTGTAAAAGAGTATTTTCTTCTAAAAAGAAAATGCGTACAGGCTATGTTTGCTTCAAAAACAATATCTCCTTTTGTAGATTATTTTGGAGTATGGAATGATCCACAAGCCCCAGATACTTATTCTCATTATAGTGATTTTGCGATGGAAACTTTATTAAAAGGATTAAAAAATAAGATGCAAGAAGTAACAGGCCAAGAACTTTACGAAAATTATTCGTATGCAAGAATCTATAAACACGGAGATCAGTTAACTAGGCATAAAGATAGATTCTCTTGTGAAATATCGACAACATTAAATTTAGGAGGAGACCCTTGGCCTATTTATTTAGACCCCACAGGAGGAACAAATAATGAGGGACTAGAAGTATTGCTAAGGCCAGGAGATATGCTAGCGTATAAAGGTAATATATTGGAGCATTGGAGATATCCATTTTTTGGAAGAGAGTGTATTCAAGTTTTTTTACATTATAATTCAAAAAATACCTCTGGGGCAGAAGAAAATAAATATGATAAAAGAGAGTTTTTAGGGCTTCCTGCATGTTTGAGAAAGAAATAAAATTTTCAGCGCAGTTTTCGAACGACCTCCTTGCTCCTGTGCCAATAAAAAAGCTTGTTCCAGATTGGTACAAGAAAATGGAAAATTATATAAACAATGATAAACTGAAAGAAAGAGTTACCGTTAAGAAGTGTGTGCCTGTTTTAGATACTTTAACTTCAGGATACGTCATATTAAATCAAGTTGATTATTTATTTTCTAAAAATAATAGAGGAGAAATTTGTTGGCAAACTCACAAAGGGCTTCCCAATCTTGAGCCTTGGGGAATAGGCATGGGTGCGCATGGTCTAGAGCAAATTTCTGATGATATGGTGCGTCTTGATGAAGAGGGTATTCCATTAAAATGGGAAAACTCTTGGACTATTTCTACTCCTAAAAATTATAGTTGTCTTTTTACGAATCCTTTTAATCAAGGTAAAACAAAATTTAGAATATTAGACGGAATTGTCGATACAGATATGTATAATCTTCCTATTAATTTTCCTTTTTTCTTAAAAAAATTTAAACAAGATGAAACGGTTCATATTAAGAAAGGAGAGCCTATTGCTTTAGTTTTTCCTTTTCGTAGAGAAAAATGGAAAATGGTTGTTGAAGAGCAAAAAGAACCAAACATAACTCGTAAAATGAGATTTTTTAAAGCAATAGAAGATAATTACAAAAGACAAGCTTGGAGAAGAAAAAAATATGATTGATGAATTGAATGAATTTATCTATCAATGGGATATTGAAGATTTTTTAAAAAAAACAGGGAGAACTAATCATATAGCGGGTGAAGTTTTTTTAGAAGCAGCTAGACTTATAGCAAATAATTTTTATTTCAAACCTCTAAAAGTTCAAACCGCAGAAGATCAATCTAAAATTATTGAGTTTAGAGAAAAAACAGAATGGGTATTAGATTCACAAGATAGATCAATTAATATATTCTACCCTATTGACTGTTCTGATTTAGGGCTTTACGTTGTCTATAAAGACAAGTCAGAAGGAATACAGGTTAAAAAAAATAAAATATATGCAATACCTTATTGGATGACATATCAGTTTTTATCTCATGATAAAGATACAGAGCAAAAAGTGTTAAACTTTTGGTTTTGGACAAGTCAAAGGTTACAAAAAAGAGAAAAGGATATTTGGTGGTAAAATGATTAAATCAGAAGAACTAAAAGATAAAAATTTTAAAATATTTTTAGGAATGCCAATGTATGGTGGTATGGTTTCTGAAGCAACTGTACACGGTTTATTGGAGCTTCAACAATATAGTATGTCAAAAAACGTTGGTCTAAGATTTCAATCAATGGGCAATGAAAGTTTGATAACCAGAGCTCGAAATACGATAGTTTCCATGATGATGGATCAAACAGATTTTGTAGCAACTCACCTTTTATTTATTGATGCAGATATAGGTTTTACATGGCAAAACATTGAAAGATTACTATGTGCAGATAAAGATGTAGTTTGTGGTATCTATCCAAGGAAACACATTTATTTAGAAAAAGTAAAAAAAATACTAGAAGAAAACCCTAATGCAGAGCCAGATGAAATAGAAGCTAAAGCCTTAGGATATAATGTTAACTTTGATGATCCCTTAAATCTGAAAGGACAGAATGGATTTTTTAAAGTTAACGAAGCAGCCACAGGTATGATGCTAGTTAAAAGAGAAGTGTTTCGCACGATGATGAAAAAGTTTCCAGAGCGTAAATATGATTCTGATCAAATTGTAAATGGTGGATATTATAAATCTGATAATTGTTATGATTTATTTGCGGTGGGTCCCTACAATACTCCTAAGGATGGAAAACCACAAATTAGATACTTATCAGAAGACTATTATTTCTCAAGATTATGGACTGAGGAATGTGGTGGCGAGATTTGGGCTGACTTAGCAATGCCATTAACACACTTTGGTAATAGAGCATTTAAAGGTCATGTAGGAACTCTGGTTGCTAAAAAAAATAAATGAGAATTGAGGTAATCCAAACAGATTGCTCAGCGATAAATAGCGTTTATATCTATCATGATTTTTTAGAAAAAGAGGAAGAATTAGTTTTTTTAACTGATAAAGTAAAAAAATACACTGAAACTAATAGTCCTCTAGACTATCAAACCAATGTTCAAGCTAAAATGACCGATTGGAAAACTCTTTTACAAGATCAAGATTTTAATTTTATTCATCAAAAAATATTAATGACTTTATATAATACTATAAATTTGAGAAATCCTTGTGCTAATGAAAGACTATTTTTATCTTTTACGGATTCATGGGGCATGTCTCATAAACAAGGAGATTTTACTAAAAATCATATTCATAATTTTAATGTCTGGTCTGGAGCTTTTTACTT